TAAACGGTACGCAGCTCTACAGCATGAGCGATACCTTTAAACTGACAACGATAGGCACGATTACTGGAACTGCAAGAGTCTCGATGGCTGATAATGGAACTCAGCTTATGGTGTTGGTTCCTGGCGGTAACGGATACATCTACAACCATGTCACTGATGTCTTTGCTCAGATTACAGATGTTGACTTTGTAGCCAATGGAGCGCCCCAGTTTGTTGTTTTTATTGACGGCTATTTCCTAGTTACAACGGACACCAAAAAATTCATAGTCAGCGCGATTAACAACGGGCTGGCCTATAACGCCTTAGACTTTGGTACAGCCGAGTCTGATCCTGATGACATAGTTGCCCCGGTAGTCTTTAAGAATCAGCTCTTTATTTCGGGCGGTGAGACATTTGAGGCATTCCAGAACATAGGCGGTGCTGACTTTCCCTTTCAAAGAACTGGGCTGTTCTTACAAAAGGGCTGCTTTTCTCCGTATTCACTGATTAACGCACAGGATACTTTTATGTGGGTCGGTGGAGGACAGAATGAATCTCCAGCAATCTGGGGGTTAAACGGCAACAACACAGTCAAAATATCGACGACGGCTATTGATTCTATTTTAGGAAGACTGACAGAGACACAGGTCGCTGCCATCTACTCTTGGGTCTATTCGACTAACGGGGCTGGCTTTATAGGTTTCTCTCTGCCATCGACCACGCTGGTTTATGATACGACATCCCAACGGTGGCATGAGCGCAAGTCATTGATCTCAGGCTCTCTAGGAGGCTCAAGGATCGCGTCTGTTGTAAAGGCGTACAATCGCATCCTTTGTGGCGATATTATTGACGGTAGGATTGGTGAGCTTGATCCTGATGTCTATACCGAATACGGCAATACCATATCAAGAACGATAGCGACACAGCCGTTTCAGAACAATATGCAGTCTGTGTTCTTTCCCAGCCTTGAGCTAACGGTTGAGTCTGGAGTCGGCAATGCGGCAGTTGAAGACCCGCAAATAGTTTTAGAGCGCAGCCTAGACGGTAAGACATGGACGGGCGCAATTGCCAGAGGTCTAGGCAAGGTTGGAGAGTACAACCGAAGGGCTATCTGGCGCAGGAACGGACGGGCGGCTAGGTTTGAGGTGTTTAGGTTTACCCTTACCGATGCGGTTAAGCCAGTAATTATTCAGCTTACAGCTAATGTTATTGGCGGTGAGGGGTGAGCGGGCCAAGGCTTAATGTAGCCCAGCCTATCGTCCGAGAGGACGGGACAATGGCTAACTCGTTTAGACAGTTTACTCAGGACGCAAGCCTATCGATTCCTATTGTAGGGTCGGGCAGTCCAGAGGGCGTAATCGAGGCGGCACAGTACAGTTTATATTTAGATTCTAGCGGTGGCGCTTCTGCCATACAATATCGAAAAATGCAGCCTGAAATTGGCGGTGACCGAAAACAGGGCTGGATTTTAGTCTAGGAGAATATTATGGACCCGTTAACAGCAGCGGCAGTATCAACAGCGGCAAGTCTTGCGGGAAGCGCTCTTGACTACAAATCAGATAAAAAATTATATAAAGCCGAGCAAGAGCAGGCTGATGAGAAGGCAGCGTTAATTGCAAGGTATGGCGGGCGCGGTGTTGACGCCCTAACTCCTGGCTATCAAAACGCTCAAAATATTAGAGGCCAAGTCATTAATAGGAACCTCGGCTTAACCGGGGAAACATTTAAGCCCATGCTGGACGCTACGCAAGCGGGTGACTATATGGCGCAACAGGCTATTATGGCGGGCCTACAGGGTCAGCGTAATGCTGTGTTGGGTGATGCAATAGACTATAGCGCCCTTTCTCCACAGAACGTCCCTATTGATTACTCGGCGCTTACCGGCTTAACAAATCCAGAGCAAATTGATTTTGTTCAAATGCAGGCTCCGCAGTTTGGCGATACAACAAACACTCAGGCACAGCAAAGCTGGACCTCTGGAGATGCTGCACAATACTTGGCAAACTATCCCAAACTGACGGAATGGTACGAAGCAAACAAAGAAGAGCTAATCAAAGATTCTGGCAACCCAATATTCAACAGCCTTGAGGGGTATGCAAAATATCACTGGGATAATTTTGGCAAGGCAGAGGGAAGAAGTTTTCTCCCACTAGATTCTGTTACTGAAACTGTTTCTGTGACCGAAACAACAGGCGGCACAAAGCAGCCTGCTACTTTTACTTCTGAGCAGGTCAGGGCCGCGCTAGGCGAAGGCTTGGCAGAAAATATAAGCAAGGAGCTATAGAGATGGCGCTTCCGAATATGTCTCCAGAATATTATGAAAACTTAGCAGCTTACTCTGATTGGCAGCAAGCCACAGGACAGCCTCCTCAACTTGGGGGAGAGAATTTAAGTGATCCGGCTTTTTTAGCGTGGAGAACACAGGCCAATGCAGATTCCGCTAATACCAACCCCAACTCACTAGCAAGCATCTCTGCCGAGCCACCCTACAGCGATGAGGATGTAGAAACTGTAAAAACATTACTTAATACTGGAGGGGTAAGTATTGAGAGCGTTTCTACCCATTTTAGCGTTCCGGTTAACGCTATAATTGAGAATCTTACAGGAGTCCCAAGGGATACCTATACTTCTGGAAATTCTACGCCCGAAACCGTCAACGCTGTGATGAAACTAATTAATAGTGGAGTCGCAAGCAGCGGAAACATTGCTGATTACTTATCTGCGACAGTTGCAGACGTTGAAAGTTATTTGACGGATGTCGAACTGTATACGGCTGAAGATATAGCAAACGCCGCAACAGGAGAAAGGATTGCCTCAGCAGATGTTAGAAATATAGAAGCTGACGGGGATTATACTCAAGAAGAAATTAAGATGGTTACGGATGCCATTAATTCGGGCCTTTTAAGTTCAGCCCAGGTGGCCCAACAGTTTAATGTTACCGAAGACTCTGTTAACACTGAGCTGGAGGCCATTAACGCAAGAGATGCTGCCGCTGCTGCTGCTGATGCTAAAGCCCCCGCCGATGCTAAAGCCGCCGCCACACTTTCAGCTAATGCTGCGGCAAACAATTTAACACAACTAGATACGGCGGGGGCTAACATTCAAACAGGGCTACTTGGCTCTGAGACTGCTCTTAAAACAGGAGCAACGAACGCTATTGCTGCCCTAGATGCGCTAAACGCTTCCGGCAGATCAGACCTAACAACACAAAACGCTGCTGCACTAGCGTCTGCTGAAGCGCAAAAGGCTATAGCAGAACAAGCCATTAGAGCCGGAACAACTCAAGGTGTTAACGCATTTAATACTGCTGTCACAGGAGGAAGACAAGACCTTCGTGGTGAGTACGCTACTGCCTTAGAAAAAGCGGTCGCACAAAACACAATCTCAAGGAATGACATTACATCAGGAAGGACTAGCGGATTAGAAGCCTTGAGAACAGGGCTTGATGCTGGGGCTACAAGTTTAAAAACCAACTACGATACTGCTCTGGACAAAGCAGTTGCTCAAGCCGCTATTGCTAGAGGTGACATTACTAGCGCAGAAACTAGAGGCATGGAAGCACTTAATCAGGGATTGGGCGCTGCTAGGACAGATATAACGGACTCTTTTGGTCGTGCAGAGAGTATGTTTAATCCGTATCAAGAGGCCGGAACAACAGCCTTGCAACAACAAATGGCGCTCTCTGGCGCATTAGGGCAGGACGCTTTTAACGCTGCCTATCAAGAGTCACCGCAGATGGCGTTCCTTAGAGAGCAGGGGATGAGAGCTAATCTAGCTGGCGCTGGCGCAACTGGCGGTCTGGGCGGCGGTAACGTACAAAAAGAACTAGCTCGATTTGGTCAGGGTCTTGCATCACAAGGTCTTCAACAGCAAATAGCTAACCTAAGCGGCCTTTCAGGCCAAGGGCTTAACGCAGCGGGAAGCGCCTCTAATATTGCGACCAGCGGCGGCACTAACTTGGCTAACCTTGGTATTGCTGGCGGTCAGGCTGGCCTTCAGTCGGCCATGTCTTCGGGCAGCAACTTGTCCAATATAGCTTCTAATTTAGGGTCGCAACAGCTTCAAGCGAATATGAACTTAGGCAATCAATTATCCGGTCTTGATGTCGCAAGCGGTCAGGCTGGACTCCAAGCCTTTACGAATGAAGGCCAGAACTTGGCAAATCTAGCCCAAACTCTTGGCGGTCAG